CGTAAGAAATTCTATTAATAATCTTTCAATCTCTATTGATGAGGAGATAGGCTCGTTTGGTGTTAATGCTAAAGACTTCATAGAGGAGGTACAAAGCAATGGATCAAAAAACATTGAGTTAACTATAAATAGCGGTGGTGGTTCTGTATTTGAAGCTTTCGCAATTTATGACTATCTAAAAACATCTAATCTAAATGTAAATGTTAAAATAGTAGGTGTTGCTGCATCTGCTGCATCTGTTTTAGCTCTTGCTGGTGATACTTTGCCAACAATGACAGAAAACAGTGTAATAATGATTCATAACGCATGGATGCCTGTAATAAGTATGCAAGGTATGAATAGTGACGAGATTAGAGATTACCAGGAGGAACTAGAGAAAGATGCTAAGTTAATGGACTCTTTAAATTTAAAGATTGCTAAGATTTATTCTAATGCGACTGGTTTAGATTTAGAGAAAGTTCAAAAGATGATGAGTGAAGAAACTTGGATATTTTCAGAGGAGGCTTTGGAATTAGGTTTTGTTAGCGAAGTTAAAGAGGGTAAGAAAATAGCAGCTTTTGCAAGTGCTAAAGACTTGGCTAAAATGGGGTATAAAAACACTCCATCCAATTATGTAAATCAATTAAATAACGTGAATATGTCAGAGAAAAATGAGTCTATTTTAGACAAGTTAAAAGCTCTAATCTCAAACGAGGGTGCTAAAGAAGTATCTAAAGAGGTTGCAGAGCCAAAAGAAGCTCTTGATATTGACGCTTTAAAAGCTGAATTATCGGCTAGTATTAAAGCTGAATTATCAGAAGAGTTAGAATTAGTTAAAGCTGAAAAGTTAGAACTAGAATCAAAGTTAGAAGCTGAGAAAGCTGAGGTTTTAGCTAAAGCCGATGAGGTAGAGTTAGCTAAGAAAGAAGTAGAGAAAGCTAAAGCTAGCAGAGATGTATCAGAGGCTAAAGCTGATGTTACTGAGGAAATTAAGAAAGAAGTTATCGTAGATGAGTTGGGTAGTGCTATCATCAACGTGTTAAAATCAATGCACTAGAAACTAAATTATTTAAAAAAGAATGGCAAATTTTATTACACAATCAATTTCTAGTACGTATAGCGGAAAGGAATTTACAGAAATCTTATTCGCTCCACAAGAGGGATCGGATGATTTACAAGGAATTAGAGTAATTCCAAACATTAAAGTTAAGGCTAACATGTACCTTAACTCAACTTTAACTAAGATTGTACGATCGTACTCTACTTGTGGTTTTTCTGCTACTGGTGGTGTTACTGATGTATCTGATAGAACTTTAGAAGTATCTAAATTAAAGGTAAACCTTGAGGAGTGTGGAGATGCATTTTACGGTACTATCTATGAAGAGTTTTACGGTGCTGGTACTGCTATTGATGACTTACTACCTACTGTAGTTGGTGAAATCGCTAGAAAGAGAGTTGCTGAGGGTATTGCTGATGACAATGGTCGTTTAGCTTGGTTTGCTGCTTCATCTGCTGCATCTGCTGACTATAACCAATTTGATGGACTTATCCAGCACTTTGTAACTGATTCAGCTCAATTAGGTCAGTATGTTGAGATGACTGCAATCGCTAACGTTGAAGGTACTGACGGTGTTTTAGTTGCTGATGGAGCTTATGAGCTTTTAAAGTCTGCATACGAAAACCAGTCTAAAGTATTAAGACAAATGCCAAATGCATCTAAGTCTTTTAGAGTTACTGCTACAATCGTAGATAACTTAATGACTACTTTTGAGCAGTTAGGTACAGGAAATGCTTTAGGATTATCTATGTTAAAAGAGGGTCAAGCTTTGACTTTTAGAGGTATTCCAGTTGTAGAAATTACTGGATGGGATACTCAACTAGCTGATGCTGCTAACCCTAACTCAGGTGGTTTAGGTGCTGATATTGGAGCTAACATGATGGTTTATACTGTTAACGATAACTTAGTATTAGGTACTGATGTTAACGACCCATCTGCACAATTGAAATTCAGAAGTAATGACGATGATGATGAATTACTAAAAATTATTGCTAAGTACAAAATGGGTACTCAGTTTGTTTTTGGAGAATTAATCTCTTTCTACTTCTAAGAAATAAAAGCCCCTCCTTAGTGGGGGGTATTTTTTAACTTATAATATTTAAAAAAAATGGCAGAAATTACAACAGATATTCTATTAGCTTGTGCTGATGAGAATAGAAGAGGTGGTATAAAGTCCGTTTATGTTATTAATAAAGATGACATAACTAGCTTTACAGCTTCTACGGTTGCTGGAGAATACGCTTACACAGCGGTTACTTTATCTAGCACAGACGATAAATTTTACGAAATTGAGGGAGAATTAGAGGGTAAATCTTATTCTAGTGAGGGATCAAGAGAGAACGGTTCTATAGCATACGAAACTACTTTAGAGGTGTTTTGTCCTAAAATGGAAAAAACTAAAGCTTTTGGAATTAACGAGTATGTTGAGTCTTGTGGTTTAGTAGTAATCTTTGAAACTTATAACAAAGAAACAGCAGATAATAAAGCTTTTGTTTTAGGATTTGATGAGATTATGGGTAAAGACGCATCAGTTGATGCAATAGCTAACGAAGTATTAGAGGGTGAATTACAAGGTCAAAATGGTTACACAGTAACTTTTGCTGAAAACAAGCTCAAATAGTAAGAGAATTTGTTGGAACAATAGTAACTAACAGTGGTGGTACTGTTTCTTTTGGTTCATAAAAACTTTGGCTTATAGTGGATAGTTACGAGAGTAACGAGGGGTATAACTTGATTGTTATACCCTTTTTTTGTTGTTAAAAACAAAGCCATTAAAACGGCTTTTAACGTTCTGTAATAACAACCCTAAAGGGCAGTTTATTACTTCACCGTTATTTACAATTATTAAAATCCTTGTAAGTTATTTCAAAGTCAATCATTGAAGTTTCAGGTATTAATAAGCTCATTTTTATAGGTAAAACATCTGTTGAATAAATATATCCATCAATTTTATATAAGCTAAAACCGTTTTCTCTCACCTCTTCTGTCTTAGATACTTTAATAATCATTCCCGTACCTTTGTGCTTTATCTCTTTTATCATAATTTAATTTTTTAAAGTAAATAACATAAAATAAAAAGCAATTGGCGGTTGCACGGTTGCGAGTTATTGACCTGAGCAGTTTTTATTAACGTGTGAACCGCTTAAACATTTCCGCTATTCTTATACCGCCAAAAGCTTTTATTCTTAATATTAGTAACAATTAAAGGCTATCAATAAATATTTCAATTTCATCATTATTGATTGTTTTATCTCCTGTGTTTCTGTAATTGTAGAAATCAATGAAAGCCTTTAACAGTTCGCTTTGCTTACTAACATCATCTAAAACACTATTATTAACTTTCTTTCTGCCATCTTGTATAATATCGTACAATTTGCATCTTATGTCATACGCTTCTGTGCCAAATTTATAGGTTATCTCTTTATTTAACTCTACTAATCTTTGAAATATATCTTCCATTTTCTTCATCTCTTTAAATCGTTAATAACTGTGTTTAGTTGTAGCATTATAAAAAACTATTGTATTTGCTTTTTACAATCCATACATTTATTATAGTCTAATTCCATTTTTGCCCGTTCGTGCCTTTCTAATTTACAATCGCATTTTATAACATCATCTAAAACACCATTATTAACTTTGTTTTGGTGGTATTGTTCACAAAGAAACGATATCCTACTCATTAAATCTTGCTTATTAATAGCATATCCACTTCTTTTAAAACAGTCATGAGCAAGGCTTTCTACTGTCATTTTATCGTAATCCATTTTATTTATCTCTTTAATTCGTTAATAACATTGTTTAGTTGTAGCGTTATACAATATTAATAAATAAATACATAACTAAACATTTAACCGCTTATTTAAAATGATTCTAAATAATAACTTTATTTTTATTATATTTAAACTATATGAAAAAATTTACTATAAAAGAAAGCTTTTTAGGTAAAAAAATCATGGGTAAGAATATTGGTGTAATTAATTTAACACTTAATACAACTCAGAAAGATTTAAAAAAGCTTAATAATAACGGTTTTGCACACATTTTAGACGTAGTAATAGATGAGCCAAAAGAAGATAAATAAGATAAAAGGTTCTACTGTTAAGCCTAAAGCTGATCCAGTTACTACTCCTATCATTGATAAAGAGAAAGAACCTAATCAGGATATATTACAAAATTGGATTCCATTTTTTCAAGATTCCAATAATATCTATGTAAATGATTTAGCTAAAAGGGCTAGACGTTCAAGTACTCATAGTTCTATAATTAATCAAAAGATAACTTTTGCGCTAGGTAAAGAGTTTCTTTTTAAAGTAGATGGTGAGGAGAAAACTTTTGAGGAGCTAGATAATGGCTTTCAAGAGTGGTATATGGAGGTTAACCCTGAGGGTGATACGCTTAGAGATGTTTTTAAAGAGCTTATGCAGTCTTTTGTAATTACTGGTAATTGTTACCCTCATGTTAAAAAAGTAGGTGATTACACCGCTTTATATTGTGAGGATGCTACAACGGTAAGAAAGTCTAAGGATAAGAAAAGAGCATACATTTCTAACTTTTGGAGAGATATTTTAAACAGTAATTCTCCAACTAGTCAATACCCAATTAATAGTAAGCTTACTTTTTACGATGGAAGTCAAAAAAGTGAGTACTTATTACACATAATGAGAAAGTACCCTGAGTTTAACTATTACGGTTTACCTGATTATGTAGGTGCTTTAAATTGGATTGATATAGAATATAGAATACCTAAATACAATATTGATAAATTTGATAACGGTTTTTTTCCTAGTGTATTAATGCAGATGTTTGGTGAAGTTCCTGATGGAATGAATGCTCAAGAATACGTTAATAAGATTAAAGATACTTATGTAGGTGAGGGAAAGAATGATAAGATATTAATTGAGTTATTAGATTCACCTGAGCAAGCAGCAGTAATACAACAGCTAGAGAATGAAAGAGAGGGAGAGTTTTTAACTTTATCTAATCTATCAGAAAAGGCTATTATTGTAGCTCACCGTATTACTCCTGGTATTGCTGGTTTAGAAACAGCTGGAAAGTTAGGAAGTAACCAACAGATAAAAGATGAGTACGACAAGTTTATGAACTCTGTAGTTATTCCTGACTATCAAGAGCCTTTATTAAGAGCTGTTAATAGAATTATCAAAAGAGATACTAAATGGAATAACATAGAGATTAGTATTTTAAATGTAGCTCCAGTTGGTAACTCAGGTAGTTTAGATATTAACGCTGTAACAACTATTAACGAGGGTAGATCAATGTTAGGATTAAAACCTTTGGAAGATGATTTAAGAGGTGAGAATTTTATTAATCAAAACTCTGTAGGGAATATAGAAACTACGGAAGATAAAGAGGAGGATAAAGATGGCATTTAATACTAATATAATGACCTCAACAGAGGTTAAGAATTTAGCGGTTGATGATTTAGCTTTTGATCAAACATACTTTGATAATTACATAATTACAAGTCAACGTAAATATGTAAGAAGTGTATTAGGTAAAAAGTTTTACAATGAAATATTAACTCAGATTGAGGGAAATACTTTAACTACTGATAACTCAACATTACTAGAAAGCTTTATTAAGCCTATGTTAGCTCATTACATAGTTTATGAGTGCTACTCAAAGGTACATACTCAGCTAACTAATCAGGGAGCTATGAGTAACGACACTGAGTTTACCGATCAAACTAAGAGTTTTGAATATTCACAAAGTAGAGATTTCTACATGAATAAAGCAGACTTTTGGAGAAAAGATATGGTTACCTATATTGATGAGGTAAAAGATAATGATAGTACTAAATACCCTTTATTTAACGAATGTGCAGATACTCCACAGGTTAATAAGAAAGGATTAATTTTTTATAGCTAATGGCAATATTACATAAAAACATAAGTGCAGAGGGTGATATACATAACCCTAAATGGTTTAGCGGTGCTAATAATGGAGATGTAGCTTGGAGAAATGAATTAGGGGTTTTAGAATCTACTGATGAGTTAGTTTTACCAGCTGCTTTAGACTTTGTAGATGGTAGTGTAGCCCCTCCAACTAGTAACAGTGGTGATATTTATGTACTATCTAGTGGTGGTAGTGTTAACGCTGGATGGGGTACAGTTTCTTTAGGTGATTGGGTTAGATACGATGGTACTACTTGGAACGTAATTACACCGCAAAAAAGTACTTTATGTTATGATGAGGATAGTGATACTTTACATTCTTATGACGGTGCTACTTGGAATCCAATAGGGGCAGCGTCTGTAAATGTTTTAGGTATTTCAGACTCTTTAGGTGTTTATACATATTATTCTAGTTTTAGTAGTGCTATTACTTCGGCTAGTGCTGGTGATACTATAGAGCAGTTTTCAGATATAGTAGAATCTAGTAACACTGTGATAACTATTGACAAAGAGCTAACTATTAATATGAACGGTTATACGTATAGTTGTACTAGTACAGGTACTACGGATGGGGTATATGTTAATACAACTAATAAAGTAAAAATATTAAACGGAACTATTAAAAGAAGTGGAGGTACTTATGGTAGCACTTCAAACAGGGCTTTAGTTTTAGTTTCTGATGGTAATTTAGAGTTAACAGGTACGGACATAATAAATAGTACTGGTATGTCTTTATATAGTACAGGATCTAGTACGAATATTTTAAACGGTAGGTTTATAACAACATCACAAACAATAAACCAGGTTGCGGTTCAATCGGTTGCAAATATTACGGGTTCTGTTTTTGAAAGTTCAGCATATAACAATTTTAACGGTATAATTTTTAACGTAAAAGCAACATCAACAAGTACAAACGTATTAAAAGGAGGATACGCTAATTTTTGTCAATTTAGACAAACTAACTCAAGCGGTTACGATGCAATACTTTTAACCAATGGTTCTAAGGGTGTACACTGTAAGGCTTATAATGTTTCAACGAATTACCCAGCTATAAGAATTAGCGAAGCGAATACAGAAATAAGTTTTTGTTATGGCTATTCTACACTAGATAACGGTATTGAAGTGGCTAGTGGAACACCTAAAGGGATATACAATTGTATAGGTATTAATGTTTCGGGAGCTAATAAATATGGCGGTCAAATCACATCTTTAAGCGATGGGGTTTATGATAGCACTTTTATAGGTTTAGGCGGTTACGGTGCTGTTGTTAATAGTGGAGCGGATAATACTTTTGTAAAATGTAACTTTATAAATAAAAATGCAGCCGTTTCTAATGCAGCTTTTTACGATACAAGCTCAGGAACGGTAAGAGTTTATGATTGTTATTCAGAACAAGCGGATTCAGGTAAGCCTAATTTAAGATTTACAAACTCTTCAAAGGTTGTTTATTTAGCAAGTAATAAATTACAAGGGGGTACAGGTATTTCAATAGCTCACGCAAGTGGTAACAGTCAAACAACTGCCGCAGATTCAACAGGTAATATAATTTTAGATTAATATGATTAAGATAGTAACAACAGATAAGATAGAATTGACTAAGATAGAGTTTAGCGATTTTGGAGATGTATTACAAACAGTTTTACCAATAGGTACAGAGTTAACAATATGGTTAACAGCTCCTACGGATATTGGAGGCGGTTTATCGTTAAAATGGGAAATTAATTTAATGATGTGGGTAGGTGATGAATCACAAAAAGACACTAGCCCTAGCGTAATAATTAAAGAAGTATCTAAGAAATATAAGATAGGTTTGTTTAATGCTGATGGTAGTTATAAATATCCTTTTATAAGGTCAGAAAAGGATTATATATTAGGAATGGTAGAAGATCAAAATAGGCTAGTAGTTCAGTTCTTTTACGATAACGGTATCTTTCCACAAGGCTCACTTGAAATAGTAGGTATTTAGTGTTAGGATTTATATTATTAATAATATCAATTTTATTAGCAGTCATCTTACTACCTGTAGGGTGGCTGTATTCTTTATTTACCCTAAGATTAAGTATTAAAAGGTTAGGTTCTTATTTTAAAACTATAGCTATATCAATTGATCAACTTGGTAACGTAGTGCTATCTAATTTATTAAATGATGTACTAATAAATAAAAACGGTTATAAGTTTGGAGATGAGGATGAAACTATAAGCAAAGTATTAGGTGTTAACAAAGCTAACAATACGCTGTTAAAAACTGGTAAAATAGTATCTAGTATACTTAACCGTATTGATAAAAACCATGTAGAAAAGGCTAGTAAATCAGATAATTGATTATATTTGTAAAATGAAGCTTACTCTAATTAGAGATATTTATACAAGTAAAAGTACTATAGGTAGGCTTTTTATTGATGGTGTTGAGTTCTGCTATACATTGGAGGATATTGCAAGACCAAAAGGAGTTAAAGTCTATGGAGAAACAGCTATACCTTGTGGTAAATACTCAGTTACTTTAAGCTACTCTAATAGGTTCAAACAGTTAATGCCATTAGTTTATAATAAACCTGATTTAACGGTAAGAGATGATAACGGTATAAGTTTCTCAGGTATTAGAATACACTCAGGTAATACGGATAAAGATACTCATGGTTGTATATTGTTAGGTAGAACTAAAAGCGAAAACTTTATAGGTCATTCAAAAACAACTTATAAAGAGCTTTTAAATATATTAGGAGATTTTGATATATTAGAGCTTGAGATAATTAACGAAATTCAAAAGAAATGAAAAAAGTAATAGGATTAGTAGGAAATTGGTTAATGAGTTCTAAAGGTGCTAAAACGATCGTAGATGGTGTTGAGGTAGTTGGAAAGAACAAATTAAATAAAATGAAATTAACAGCGGTTATAATAGTAGTATTAGGTTTATTGCTATTAACTGGTGCTATCTCAGAGGAAACATTTATACTGTTATTTGATGAGGTAAATTAAGAATCTATACCCTTTCTATAGGGGTGTGTTTTTTTGTTTGTGTTTATGGAGAGGGTTGTGCCTCTCCTTTTTTTCTGCCTTTTTTAAAATATTATTAATTTAATAGTTGGTATTAGAAAATTATTACTTATATTTGTAAAACACAATTACTAAAACACAAACATTATGAAAGATTTTACAACAGTATTAGCAAAGATTCAAACAGCAGAAAACACTATTTTTTCTATTGAGTTCATTAAGAAAGATGGAACAGTAAGAAATATGGTAGCTAGGTTGAATGTTAAAAAAGGAGTTAACGGTAAAGGATTAGCATACGATCCAATCGCTAAAGGTTTACTACCTGTATGGGATATGCAAAAAAACGCTTTTAGAATGATTAATATGAAAACGGTAACTAAATTACAAATCAAAGGTGAGGAGGTTTTATAGCCCCTCACTTTTTTACTAACTATTAAATTATATATTATGTGGATTAAGATTAAAGAAAAAAGTATAAATTTTAACAATGTTGTTAATTATTTAATTCAAAAGGTAGAGTTAAGAAATAAAGGTATTAAAACTGGAGAGTTTAAATATATGCTATCGATTGAAACAATCAACGAGGATGATAGCTATGGCGGTCTTTATATTAATTATGATACTAAAATAGAAGTTATGGCGGTTATTAAGCAATTAGATGAACTTTTAAATGTAGTATCATTATGAAAAAATTAACAATTATTTACGGTAGTATTTCAATAATATTTTTAGGTTTTTTAGCTTACTACATTACAGACTTAGAAGTAATAGCAGACATTACAACAGTATTAGTAATTCTATTTTTATTAGTGGCTGTACTTTTAATGATGGTTATACCAGTTTACGGATGGCTTAAAGAGTTAACCGATAAAGACAAATGAAGCGATTTAAGACGTTTAAAATAAAAAAGGGGTGTCATTACTCAGGTTTTAGATTTAGACCGTTTATATACAAGCGTAGTATGGTTGCTGATGTTGTATTCACACCTAGCTGTAGATATGATGGTAGTTACCAGTTAGAAACTCAAATAAATAAGCTTTTCGGTTTTGGTTCTATGAATCACCATAACAACAGCCATAGATTAGGCTGGAGGTATAGTGAGGACTTAGATAGGGTTTTTATTTTTGAATACTTTTATGTTAAAGGTAATAGACACGAAAAACAAATATGTAAAATTTGCATAGGCCAAAATATTAGATTGAAGTTAAAAGCTAAAAATGGTTATTGGTTTGGCAAAAGGTTATACCCTTACTTTGGAGGTAAAGAACCAGCTCCACACGATTTAAAAATAAAAATTAATTTTTTGTAGTTGTATATTAGAATTTTATTACTATATTTGTAAAACACAAACGCAAAACACTATATATTATGGCAAATTTTGGAACAGTAGAAAGAGAAGTAACGTTTTCATTAGGTGAAAATGGAATCAAGTTTTTTACTTGTATGATTGAGTATTCTTATGATAGCGGAGATTATTATACTCCAGCTGATGAGGATTACAACATAACTAGCGACATTACAGATGAAGATGGTAATATCGTAACTGATCTAATTAATAGATACGAGGCTTTTACAGGAATTAATATTGATGATATTGCATACGAAGAGTTTAAAGAATTAAATTAAAACAAAAACAATGAGTAAACCAACAAACGACTTAGGAGCGTTCTTACACGCTCAAACTAAGAAAAGTAATGAAGAGTTAGCAGAAAGCATTAGAACATCTAAAAAGCTAAGTAATAAGCATAACAACGTAGTAATCTTTCAAGAGAAGCGTAGTGTATGTGGAACGGCTACAAAACTATTACAATCTATCCAGGACTTTGACAGTACGGCAGAATTAATAATCAAAACAAAAACAGGAACATGGAAACAAAAATAGAACTTTACAAAGCTTTAGCAGCTTTTCAAAATGAAGTACCAACAATACATAAAGGCACTAAAGGCTATGGTTACTCTTATGCGGACTTACCTACAATATTTAACGTAATCAATCCACTTTTAAGTAAACATGGATTAGGTGTAACTCAATTACTTAACTCAGATGATATAGGTGATTCTATTAAAACTATAGTTTTTCATAGTGAATCAGGACAAACTTTAGAATCTAATACTAGAATACCTAAAATAACAATGAAAGGAATGAATGACTATCAATCTTTTGGTAGTGGTTGCACTTACTATAGACGTTATGCTATCTCAAATATTTTACGCTTAGTTACTGATGTAGATGCTGATGCAACAGGTACACAAGTAGCTACTAAACCAGTTAAACAGTTAATGACTGATGATAAGTTCGAGAAAGCTAAAGGATGTAATCTTGATCAGATTAATAAAGTTCTTAGTACTTTTAAGTTTAATAAACCTCAGCAAAGAAAAGAATTAGAGGATATTAGAGATAAACTAAAAAAATAGTAGGTTATGAGCTATGATAATAATGTAGAGTACTGTGATTTAAATACCGCTCTAATGCTAGAAAGTATGTTATTAACTAATAACTTTGCTATTCAGATGGAAGAGATGGAATATATAGAAAGAGAGATATTTGATACATCACTAACTCAGGATAGAGCAGTAGAGTTAATAAGCTATTTAAAACAAAATGAGGTAACAACTGACCTTGACCAACAGTTTGACAATATAAACTTTAAGTAAAATGTACGAATTAAAAGGAAGTGTAAAGGTAGTAAGCGAAACAGCTGTAATAAGCGACAAGTTTAAAAAGAGAGAGTTTGTTATTACTGATGACTCTAGCCAATATCCACAAGATATAGCAATGCAATTAACTCAGGATAACTGTGATAAATTAAACGGTGTAAATGTAGGTGATAGACTATTAGTAAAGTTTAATCTAAGAGGTAGAGCTTGGAATGATCCTAAAACTGGAAAGGATAGATACTTTAACAGTCTTGATGCTTGGTTTATCCAAAAAGAAAGCGCTAATACTTCATCAGGTGTTAAAGGTGGAATAGAGAAAAACTTTATGGAGGACGCTATTAGTACTGGAATAGGTTCACAAGATGATAGTTTACCGTTTTAATTATGGATAGTAAAGATTTAGAAGAGTTAACTAAAGGTTTAGAGGGTGTTTTAGCCCTCTATTCTTCTTTAGATTCAGACTTTAAGGATATTAATAGGCTTATAGTAGCTAAAAGAAAGTTAAGCGGTTATATGTACCGTTTTAGTGTTGTGTTAGCTGAGGCTTTAGAGGACTACAATAATGCTTATGCTTTTAGAAAACGACACCATGCTGAGGAGATGTTAAAATGTGTTGAAGCTGGAAGTACTTTAGGTAAAGCTGAGTTAAACGTAGAAATAAAAGCCTATAAATTTAGAATTGATGAGGGGCAAAAGGAATCTATGTATAGAAAATTTAAAAGCCAGTACGATAGTTTAAGAGATACTATGAACAGCATACAACAGGATATTAGCACTTTAAAAATGGAATTAAATAATACAAAACATGAAGCGTAACCCATTTGAGAAGTATTTAGGTAAAGAGGATTTATTACAGAGAGCTGTTATAGATTATTGTCAAATACAATATAATATCACTCCTATTTGCATGGGTACTGAAGGGAAGAAATCACCATTTGAACAGTTTAAGTTTAAGTGGATGGGAGGTAGAAAAGGTGTTAGTGATTTATTTTTTCCAGTTTCTAACTTACAGTTCAGCGGAATGTTTATAGAGTTAAAGCGTGAAGGGGTTAAGATATTTAAAAAGGATGGTACATTATACGCATCTAATAAAGATCACCACCAAAGACAATTAGACTTTATAGATGAGATGAATGAAGCTAGTTACTTTTCTCATCTATGTATAGGTTTTGACGAAACAAAAAAGGTTATAGATTACTACATGAACCTTAAATAGTTATTTATAATCATTATAAATAAGGGTTGAAATTAATTTTTTTACCCTTTTTTTATTTTTGAATAGGTAAATATTAAAAAGTTATTACTACATTTGATTTATCAACAAACAAACAAACAATTTAAAACAAATTAAACATGATGGCAACATTTAAAACATTAGACGGATTATTAGAAGCAGTATCTGCTTTACCGTCAACTATTAAGTATTTAAAAGTACAACGTAACTTAAATTCATTTCAAGCTCCTTCTGATTATTTAGATATGAATAAAGATTTAGCTGTACAGACTAAAAAGATAATTGATAAAGCTTTATCTGATGAACGCTTTAATGATTATGAAGTTCTTTATTATAGGCTTAACTCCCATTGTGGTGACCATTGTCCTGATACTGATAGTTATTATATAATGATCGAAACTAAAGAAAGTGAAAAATTAGGAAAACAATTATTTAATGGTAAATTAGGAAGCTTAGATTAAAACAACAATTAAAACTAAACAAGATGAACAATCAAACAAAATTCCAAATTACATTAATAGCGAAAAAAAACGCTTTAGAAAGTATCATAGAAGATACTGTTAACCACATTAACGACAAACGTTATCCATCCACTAAAGACTTTTTTTTAACTCAAAAAGTTAGGTATGATGCTAAACTAGAATTAGTAAACGAAATTATTGAGGACTATTTAAATAACTAAAATTATGAACGATCAAACAAAATTACTAATAGGGGTATTAGACTTAACTAAAAAGTATCAAGACTTATTTCATGAAGCTAAAGAAAATAGAGATACATCTGTATCTGATGAAAGTAGAGCTTATTGGACTAAAGAAGCTCAGATTAGATTGCATCAGATGGACGTAATGACTGAGGTTTGCAAAGTTGTAAACAAGTAAATACAAGTTAATACAAGTTAATACAAGTAAATACAAGAACAATTATGACTAAGCAACAGGAAATAGAAAAGATTGAAACTCATTTAATGATATTTGCGCAAAATTTAGGTGAGTATGGAGGTACTTTAAACATTGAAGATGCTGTAAGTGGTGAGGTTAAAACCGCATCAATGACTATGCAAAGAATATTAAAGGACTGTTATAATGAATTAGAAAACCAATTAAATCTATTAAAATGAAATATAACGAAACCGATCTATATAAGATTCACTCACTAGCTTTAAAAGGACTTTCATTAAGAGAGTCCATAGCTACGCTGAGAAGTGATAAGAACATTCCATTTAATGAGGATAAGTTAAAGATGTTAGGTGATGCTGTAGCTATTTACACTGGTGTTAGTATTGATGAAATGTCTAAAGAGAATAGAGTTTTAAAAGTTTCTACTGCAAGAAGCTCATATTTATACTTAGCTTGTTTAATGACTAGCTTACCACTTACTAAAATAGCTCATAGTGTTAAAAAACATCATGCTACAGTAATCCACAATAAAAATAAAATTAAAAACCTTTTAGATATTGGAGACATTGAAACAAAACAGCTTATAAATGATATTATAACAATTTATGATAAAGCTTTAAGATGGTACAATGTAGAACAGTTAAAAGAGGTTGAGGATGTACACTAAAAAAGATTTATTAATAGCCTTTAGAATGGGTGTAAAGGGGTTAAGCTTTCCAATGGTTGAAGAGATGTTAGGAGATTATGAAGATACCAGCTCTTTTACTTTAGAAAAGCTTCTCAGATTAGTTTGTGATTATTACAAGGTAGATATTAAAGAGGTTGTAAGCGACTCAAGAAAGCAACCTTTAATAAATGCTCGTGCTATGTATAGTTATTTTGCCACTGAGGTATATGGAGCTATCCAAGAGGATGCTAGTAGGCTATTAAAAAAGGATAGAACTACTTTAATACACTACAAGAGAAAAGTAAAAGGTTATCTAGATATAAATGATGAGGTAACAGTATTAGAGTTTAACCAGCTGAAAGAAAAACTAGAGAATATATTTTATTTTAGAATAGAGGAGGAATAATTTTTTTAAGTAAACTACAATTTGTAAATTAGCAGTCATGAATAAAATAAGTATAAACCCACAAAGGACATTTACTAAGTCCGCTTATCATAAAAAGTTTGGTATAAGTAGACCAACTATAGATAAGATGATCAAAGAAAAGAACTTAAAAACTATTAAAATACAAGGAGCTGTTATAATAGTAGATTGATTTTTTTTCTAATTTTTTTTAACAATAAGTAAAATTTAAAAATGGCAGAAAATAAGAAGAGCTTTATATTATATTGTGATTACATACACATGTTTAAAAAGATGCCTGATGACCTAGCTGGAAAGTTAATTAAACACGTTTTAGAGTATGTAAATGATAATAATCCTACTACTGATGAAATGATGGTAGATATACTTTTTGAACCAATTAAGCAACAACTTAAAAGAGATTTACAAAAGTATGAAAATGTAGCAGAAAGGAATAAAACTAACGGGGCTAAGGGTGGGCGACCTAAAAAACAAATAACCCAAAAAAACCCAGTGGGTTTAATTGGTAACCCAAATAACCCAAAAAAACCTGATACTGTTACTGATACTGTTACTGATACTGTAAATGATAATGTAAATGAGAATAAAAATAATATTATAAAATTTATTTCTTCTTTTCCTGATTATGAAAATTTAATTAAAAAAGATGAGGTTTTTATAAGAAACTTATTTCAAGAGTTAACTGGTAAATGGACTTTTTTAGAGCTGAACGATTTACATAGAGATTTAGGTCAAAAGTTGATTAATTATAAATTCTATTGTGATAAGTATAAAATAAAGTTGACAGATTTAAAGCATGTTAAAAATAGTTTTAAGAAATTTGCTTTATCACACTGGAATAAAAACACATCACAAATAATGAACTTAAAATGATTGAATGGAATAAAATTGATCTATCAGGTAAAAAGCCAAAAGCTAATGGAGAAGTACAAACGCTTTGCCCTAGTTGTAGCCATACTAGAAAAAAGAAAACAGATAAATGTTTAAGCGTAAATGTAGAAACTGGTGTAGCTAAGTGCTGGAATTGTGATGATATTTCTATAAGAGATAAAAAACGCAACAAAATTAGCTACGATTTACCGCCTCAAAAATGGGCTAATCATACCAACCTATCAGATAGAGTGGTAAAGTTCTTTAAAGAGCGTGGAATTAGCCAAAAAACGCTTATTGAGTGTAGAATAACACAAGAAAAGTTTTATCAACCTAGATTAGGTAAAGAAGTTAATAACATTGTATTTAATTATTTCTACGGTGTAACTCTTTTAAATAAGAAATTCAGATCATCTACAAAAGATTTTGCTCAATGTAAAAACGCTAAGAAAGTTTTTTACGGTATTAATGATATTGAAGGAGAAAAGGAATGTTTTATTGTAGAGGGTGAGATGGATAAACTTGCACTTTATGAGGCTGGTTTTAAAAACTGTATTAGTGTACCGAATGGAGCTAATGATTTAAATGATGTTTTTGAAAATTGCGAAAATGAATTAAAAGCAATTGAAAAATATTACATAGCTGTAGATAATGATGAAGCTGGGCAAAAGTTAGAAAACGCTTTAATAACTAGACTAGGTAAATACAAATGCTCTAAAATTGAATTTGTAAACGGTAAAGATGCTAATGATGAGTTAAAACATTCTATTTTTAGTTTACAGGACTGTTTAAATAATCCTATAGAATATCCAGTAGAAGGAACTTTTACAGCTCAAGACGTAGCCGAAGATATATACGACCTTTATGATAATGGAGATAGTGAAACTTTAAAACCTAAAGGATCTAATTGGAATAACTTTAACGATATGTTTTCTATATTGTTAGGTCAATTAACAGTTGTTACGGGTGTACCATCATCAGGAAAGTCTAATTTTATTGAGTGGTATATTTTATGTTTAATAAGAGATAATAATCAATTAAAAACTTCTTACTATTCACCTGAGCACTTTCCTTTAAAGAAACATCATGAGATAATGGCAGAAAAGGTAGTAGGTAAGCACTTTGCTAAGTCTAAATTTGATGATAGAATGAATAGGGCTGAGGTAGGTGAGTATATTAAGTGGTCAAGTGATAAGATATATTTAACTATGCCTGATGGAGGTGTTACTCCTGGATGGGCTTGGATTTTTGAAAGATGGAAGGAGCAATGTTTTAAATACGGTTGTAACATCTTTGTAGTTGATGCCTTTAATAAGGTTAAAATGGATAATAGAGAAAGCACAGCGCAAATAAGTGACCTACTTAGTGATATTACTATGTTTTGTCAAACTCATAACGTACACGTGTTTTTAATCGCTCACCCTCGTAAAATGGGTAAAGATGATGGTGGTAATGATATTATGCCTGACTTGTACGATGTTAAAGGATCAGGAGATTTTAGAGATCAGGCGCATAATGGCTTATGTGTGCATAGGGTTTATGATAGCGATGATAAAAGAGATGTTATAATTAAAAACCTAAAGGCAAAATTTAAGAATCAAGGATCAGGTAATATAGGTAATACTGTAAGTGTAAAGTTTAATGTTAAAAACGGTAGGTACTTTGAAAGCTTTGAGGATAATAGCCCAATATGGGAGGAATCAAAACAACAGGAAATTAAACCAATTCAAAGTAATATAGAAAACAGTAGATTAAGCGCATTAAATAGGCAAAGCGGTTACCCTAGTGAGTTAATTGATGACTGCCCTTTTTAAAATAAATATTAAAAAAAGTGTTTCATATTAGAATTTTATTATTAGATTTGCATACACACAAAAACAATTAAACATTATGAATCAAAAAACAAGGTTATTAAACTACCTAGAAGAGGGTAAAAGCGTAAACCCTTTAAAGGCTTGGAATGAGCTAGGAATTTACAGATTAGCGTCAAGGATATGCGATCTTAGAAAAGAGGGTATTAAAGTTAAGGACGTATGGTTAGATGTATCTAACAAGTATGGAGAATTTGTAAGAGTTAAACAGTATTATTTATAAACTATGAACTATTTAGAATTTTTAGTAAACAAAAAGCACTCTATAGGTGACTTTGGTTTTAAAGCTAACTACATACCTGATATGGCTTTTGACTTTCAAAAAGCAATTATAGAGAAAGCAGTAAGTAAGGGTCGTATGGCTATATTTGCTGACACTGGATTAGGTAAGACGCTTATGCAAGTTGCAATAGCTCAAAACATTGTTAACCATACAGGAGGTAAAGTATTAATATTAACTCCATTAGCTGTAGCTTTTCAATTTATTTTAGAGGCTGAAAAGTTAGGTATTACAGACATTGAATATAGTAAAGATGGAAGCCATACTAAAAGTATTGTAATATGTAACTATGAAAGATTACACTACTTTAATAAAGAAGAGTTTCAAGGTGTTATACTAGATGAATCAAGTATACTAAAAAACTTTGACGGTAAGATTAAAAACCAAGTTACAAGCTTTGTAAAGAAAATACCTTATAGATTTCTTTCAACAGCTACACCATCACCTAACGACTTTATAGAATTAGGTACTAGCTCAGAGGCTTTAGGTTATATGGGTTATATGGATATGCTTACTAAGTTCTTTAAGAACAATATGGCTAGTATAGCAAAACAATCTAAAAACATAGGCGAGAAATACTACTTAAAACCACACGCAGAAAAAAGCTTTTTTGCATGGGTTAACCAGTGGTCAATGATGGTAAAGATGCCTAGTGACTTAGGTTTTGATAATACTAGATATGAACTACCTGAGTTAATCACAAATAAACACGTAGTAGAGAATAAGTGTACTGTAGATGTTGACGGACAGATTAAAATGTTCACTTTTGTAGCAAAGTCTTTTAGAGAAATAAGACACGAACAAAAAGTAACTTTAGAGGATAGATGTATTAAAGCCGTTGAATTAGCAAAAGGTAAAACGTCTGTATATTGGGTTAACTTAAACGATGAAAGCTCATTAATTAAAAAGTTAGATCCTGAGGCTGTAGAAATTACTGGAAGTATGACTATAGATAAAAAAGAACAGATACTAATGGACTTTGCTAACGGTAAGATTAAAAGACTAATTACTAAAGCTAAGATGACTGGTATGGGTTTAAATTGGCAGCACTGTAATCATTCTGTTTTCTTTCCAACTTATTCATACGAACAGTATTACCAAGCTATTAGACGTTTTTGGAGGTTTGGACAAAAGAATAACGTAGTAATAGACTTAGTTATATCAGATGGACAAACAAGAGTACTACAAGCTTTACAGCAAAAAACAGAGAAAGCAATACAACTATACGAAAACTTAACAAAAAACGTAAACTCAGTTTACTCAGAAACTATTAAACAATTCGATAACGAAATTATTAAACCTAAATTTTAATTATTATGAGCAAAGTAAAAGAACAATTAGTAACAGACAATTACGCAATCTATAACAGTGATTGTATGTATGTAATGCCAACGCTAGAAGATAAGTCTATAGATTTGTCAGTTTATTCTCCTCCGTTTGCTGGTCTATATAACTACTCAAGTAGTGATAATGATTTTAGTAACTGTGAAAGTAAAGAGCAGTTTTTAGAACAGTATGAGTATTTAGTTGAGCAAATAGCAAGAGTAACTAAAGATGGTCGTATAACGGCTGTTCATGTTACTGATGTATTTGATAATATTTGTAGACTATGGGACTTTCCACATGAAGTAATTAAAATACATGAAAAGTATGGATTTGAATATAGAAACCGTATTACAATATGGAAAGAGCCGTTAAAGGTTCGTATGCGTACAATGGTGCAGAGTTTAATGCATAAGTTTATAGTAGAGGACTCTACAAAGTGTTTTACCGCAATGCCTGACTATGTTTTAATATTCACTAAGAAAGGAACTAATCAAGTACCTGTAACGCATCCAAATGGGTTAAAGAAGTATTACGGTGAAACTCCAATACTACCAAATATTTTAAGAGCATGGAATAACGCTAATAAATCTGATTTAAACGAGCCTCAGTTATGGGATTACTTAAATAAAGAGTTTAAAAACCATAAAGACCCAAAGACTAATAAATTATCTCATTACATTTGGCAGCGTTACGCTAGTTCTGTTTGGGATGACATTAGAATAGATAACGTATTACCCTTTAGAGATTCAAGAGAAGAGGATGACGAAAAACACGTACACCCATTGCAACTAGACGTAATTGATAGAATAGTTGAAATGTATAGTAACGAGGGTGAGGTTGTTTTAACTCCTTTTATGGGTGTAGGTTCTGAGGTTTATAGTCCAGTTTCATTAGGTAGAAAAGCTATAGGTATCGAATTAAAAGATAGTTACTTTAAACAAGCTAAGATTAACTTAGGTTTAGCTGGTGATAGATTTCAAGAAGAGGCAGAACAAAAAAGCTTATTCTAATGAAAGACTTAATAGAAGCAAATTATAAAAGCATAGTAGATCGGGGGTTAATAGCCCCCTCTACTAATTACTTTGAGTTTATTGATAAACTAGATGAAGAGGTAAAAGAATTTAAAGAGTCCTTAGACTGGTTTATGAGAACAGATAAGCTAGGGTTTAAACCTATGCATATGGATGTATGTGAGGAGTTAGCAGACGTTATAATGGTATGCTTAAACTTTGCTAAACATTATAACATAGATATAGAGCAAGAGATTAAAAATAAAATTAAGGTAAACGAACAAAGAGCTAAAAATGGTAAAAGATAAAGATTACTACAGATTTACAGCGTTGAGATTCCTAGCTAACTCAATAGCATTACTAGAGGATATTGAGGACTTAAAAGAAACTAAGTTATATTCAAAACAGTTAAAGCATTATGGTAATAAGTTTGTCCAGGAGCTGGAAAGAATAGCAGTACCTTTAGAGGATGAGTTAGCTAAAAATGGAGAGATTGGAATAGTAGATGAGATTACAAAAGTAGTTAGAGAATTTAACAGAAGTGTAACAGATCAATATTTAGTAAAATAATAAGGACATGAATGTAATAAGTTTATTTAACGGAATGGGAACACTAAGACAAGCGTTTTCTGATATGAATATAAATATTGATAAATACTACTCAAGCGAGATTAAACCATACGCTATAGAATTACAGCAACATCATTTTCCTGATGTTGTACAAGTTGGAAACATTGAGAACTGGAAAGAGTGGGATATTGATTGGAAAACTATTGATTTCATTGGAAGTGGTTCACCTTGTCAAGATTTAAGCGCAGCTGGTAAACGTGCAGGAATTAATGGAAGTAGAAGTAGTTTGTTTTTTACCTTTGTTGAAATATTAGAACACGTTAAAAATCTAAACCCAAATGTTAAATTTCTGCAAGAAAATGTAGGAAGTGCAAGTAAAAAAGATGTTGGAATTATGAGTAGATCTTTAGGTGTTTATCCTGTTAGAATTAACAGTAGTTTAGTTACTGCACAACAAAGAGATAGATATTATTGGACTAACATAAAAACAAAAAAAACAATGTTTGATAATGTTTCTGATATACCACTACCAAAAGACAGAAATATAATGTTTAAAGATATTTTAACAAGTGGTGAAACTGATAAAAAAAAACATACTTGTTTAAATACTGGTAGCGGGTCTGGGGGTACTCAAAAATATTTAAAACATAGGAATGAAACTACTGGTATGATAACTTTAATTTATGAAGAAAATAATGAATTAAGAGTAAAAACAAATACAGTTAAAGGTTATGATGTGGTTACTGAAAATGATTGTTTAGATTTAAGTTTTCCAACTTCTAAAACAAGACGAGGACGAGTGACAAAAGGGAAAGCACCTTGTTTAATGCAAAGTAACAACAACCTATTTAGTTTTAAAAATAAAAAATTAAGAACTGTAAATAAGGTTGAGATGTGTAGATTGCAAGGTTTTACAGATGATTATTGTGATATATTAACCCAAAGAAAAGCAGGTAGTTTACTTGGTGATGGCTGGACTTTGCCTGTTATTATTCACATTTTATCATTTATAGACTACAAAAGTAGTTAGGTATTTTAATAGAAGTGTAACAGATCAATACTTAGTAAAAAAAATGATTATGAAGATATTAAATTTATATGCTTGTTTAGGTGGTAACCGATATAAGTGGGATGAGGTAAGTGATAATTTAGATATTACAGCCGTAGAGCTAGATCCTGAGTTAGCTAGAATGTACCAGGAAAGATTTCCTAATGATACGGTAATAGTTGCAGATGCACACCAATATTTGTTAGACCATTATAAAGAGTTTGATTTTATATGGAGCTCTCCTCCTTGTCCAACTCATAGTAGAATGGCTTTTAGTCAAAAAAATAGTAAAGTAAATTATCCAGTATCATATCCTGATATGAAACTATATCAAGAGATTATATTTTTAGATAAATTTTTTGATGGAAAATATTGCGTAGAAAATGTTATACCTTATTATGAGCCTTTAATATCTGCACAAAAAAGAGGTAGACATTTATACTGGGCTAACTTTAAGTTGCCTAAAGACTTAAACTGTAAAGCTCCAAAATCATCTTGGAATCAACCAGGTTTAAGTTATTTAGAAAAATATCATGAAATTGAGAATTTGATGAAAAACTATAAAGCTAAAAAAAGAAAAGATAGTATGATAAATAATCTAGTAGACTATGAAGCTGGTAGAACTATTTTTGAAACATACTTAGGAATACAAAGAAGTAACGATGTTAAACAGATTAGTTTATTTTAGTAAAAAAAATAGTATATTTAAATTACTATGAAAGTTAATCAAGTTAAGGTAGGTGATAAGTTTTATTATAAGAGTGAATGGTATAAAGTTCTTAAATCAGATGATACTTTTACCTTTAGTAACAAGATAGAGAATGACGGTTGTAGATATTTACTTTTGAATGATACCGAAGTAAGTATGGTAAAAGATGAGTATTTTAAAAAGAACCCTGATCATAAATAAGATGGCTAAAAAAGTAGGTAGACCAAAATCAGAATTTGAAGAGTCAAAAAAAGACTTTCCAAAAGATTGGTACGATATAGTATTAAAAGAGTATAAAGAGGGGGCTAGTGATGTTGAAATAAAAGCAATGTTTTGGGAGTGGAGAAAGTCGTTTTCTAATGATTTATGGGATAGATGGCTACTAGAAGAAAAGGAGTTTTCGGAAACCATAAAAATGGGTAGAGCATTATCTCACTCATGGTGGCTTAAAAAAGGTCGTAAATCTTTAGATGATAGAGAGTTTTCTTATACTGGTTGGTACATGAATATGAAGAACCGTTTTAATTGGGCTGATAAAAAAGAAATTAAAGAAGAGAAGAAAGTAGAAACAACTTTTGATTATAGTAACCTAGATGCAGAAACACTTAGAACAATTATTAAAGGGGTTAAACCTGACAAAGATACAGAGTGAGTTATATAAGAAGTCTTTCTATGATTTTAGCTTAGACGCTTTTAAAACACTTCACAATGGTCAAGAGCTTATTCCTAATTGGCATATTAAATTACTATGTGATAGGTTACAAGTAGAGGCTGAGAGAATAGTAAACGGAGGGGAAAGAGATAAACACCTTTTAATCAATGTACCACCTAGAACATTAAAGAGTGAGTTAGTAAATGTTTTCTTTAGTGTTTACTGCTGGATATTAAAAGACTCAATACAGTTTATTAGTTCAAGTTACTCAGCAAGTTTATCTATAGTGCTTTCTACTCAGTCCAGGAGGCTAATAGAGTCTGATTGGTTTATAGAGCATTTTCCTGATATTAAACTATCTAAAGATGAGAATACCAAAAGTAGGTATACAACTACTAATGGAGGTTTAAGATACTCTACCTCAACTGGAGGAACGGTTACAGGAATGGGTGCAGATGTAATAGTAATAGATGACCCACAAAACCCACAGTTGGCACGATCAGAAGTAGAAAGAGATAACGCTAATAGATTTTTTAATGAAACCCTAAGAAGTAGGCTAAACAACCCTGACAAAGGTATCTTTATTGTAATTATGCAAAGGTTACACGAGGATGATATGACAGGAATGTTATTAGATAAAGAACCTCATAACTGGGAGCATATTTGTTTACCAGCTGAACTATCTGATAACGTTAAACCAATTGAACTAAAAGAGCTTTATGTTGATGGGTTACTGTTTCAACAAAGATTAAGTAAGAATGTCTTAGATGGCTTTAAAACTGGTTTAGGTTCGTATGGTTATAGTGGTCAATACTCACAGTTACCATCACCAAGTGAGGGAGGTATCTTTAAAGGTGATTGGTTTAACACTATTAAAGAATTACCCAATAATCTTAAATTAGACCAGTTAAAGTGGGATTTTTACCTAGATACTGCCTACACTAATAAGCAAGAGAATGATGCTACAGCAATGTTATGCGCTGCCTTCCACAATAACGAGCTATACATAAGAGAGGTAAGAGCCGTTCGTATGGAGTTTCCTGAGCTAATTAAAGAGATACAAAACTTTACAATAGTAAACGGTTACACAAATAGAAGCCGTATATATGTAGAGCCTAAAGCAAGTGGTAAAAGTATTGTACAGATGCTTAAAAGAAGTACTGGATTAAACATAATGGAGGATAAACCACCAACTCAGGATAAAATTAGTAGAGCAAGTAGTATCTCCGCTTTTGTTGAGAGTGGTAGGGTAAGTATGTTAGATGGTAGATATATAGATAACTTCTTAAATGAGCTTAAAGGCTTTCCTAATGCTAAACACGATGATATGGTAGATGTTTTAATAATGGCTATTGACAGGAATACAAACAGACGTAAAAAAGTTAGGGCTATGTCTTAATGTTACGAATATAAAGTTAATCGTAACATTGTTTGATGTGTTTATTCTCAATTCGCAAATCAAAAATAATTTATTACATTAGGGGCAAAACTAATAGATGGGAGATAAAGTTAGGGTTAGACTAAATAAGTCAGAGATTGAGTTTTTAGGGTTAAAAGTAAAAAAAGATAACAGACATAGATTAACAGAAGAACAACACAAAGAACTAATAAACCTTAGAACTACACCAAACAAAAGAAAGTTTGTTGAAACTATTAAGAAGTTAGACAAAAACGGTAGAGTAATATCCAGCACAGAGAAACTACAAAGTAAACCGATTGAAGTACCTGATAACTTTGAGGTAATTAAGGTAAGCACATCTAAGACTACAGGTCAACAATGGATACAATACGCTCCAAAGAAAGAAACAATAGAGGAGGCTGTAGAAAGCTTTGATTTTGAAAAGATAATCCAAAAGTATATTAATCCTTTAGATATTTATGGATCTGATACGGTTACATACAAAAGTACCAATCTTAAAGACTTTGATAAGCTTATTATAACAGATGTTCACATAGGTATGGATACGGACATAGATAACAATACTATGTATAAAGCTGAGTGGGATAAGAAAGAACTATTTAAAACCGCTCAGATAGTAATAGATAAGACTTTAGAGGAGCAAGAGAGTGATATTCTTTATGTAGATGAGTTAGGGGATTTGTTAGACGGTTTTAACGCTCAGACCACTAGAGGCGGTCATGCACTACCTCAAAATATGACTAATGAGGAGGCTTTTGATTATGCACTAGAATTTAAGCTTAAAATACTATATGGCTTAATAGGTAGTTATAAAGAAATACATTTTAATAACATTTGTAACGATAATCATAGTGGTGCTTTTGGTTACTTTGTTAATGAAGCTTTTAAACAAATAGCTGAGCTACAATTTAAAAACGTAACAGTAACAAACCATAGAAAGTTTATTAACCACTACTTTGTTAAAGACATTTGCTTTGTGATAAGTCATGGAAAGGATGATAAGAGTTTAAAGTTTGGTTTTAAACCACATTTAGATTTAAAAGGAGTTGATAAGATAGACCAGTATTTAAAACAAAACAAGATTTATAAAGATGCTGAGTTAATAATTTTCTGTAAAGGAGATTCACATCAACTTCTATTTGATATGTGTACTAGTGATGATTTCTATTACTTTAACTATCCAGCTTTAAGTCCATCTAGTAACTGGATAAAGAACAACTTTAAGTTAGGTCGTAGAGGGTTTGTTAATGAGTCTTACAAAGGCTTAAAACATTATCAAAAGATTAACTTTATTAAATAATATTTATATTTACGCTATGGAAAAGAAAACAGTTAAAAAGAAAGTAGAAAAGAAAGCGGTTAAGCCTGTAAAGTTATCATTAAAAGATAAGTTAATTGAAACGGTTTTATTGATTGATAAAGCGGTAAAAGAGGAAAGAGGTAAGAGCCTAAACACATCCTCGTGTGCAAAACTTAACAAAGCAGCGTTTACTATTAACACTATTATTAAGACTCTATAAATGATTATAGTAACTATCCTAGACAAAGAATATAAATTACGTAATGAATGGGCTGACAACACTATAAAGCAAATGTCTATAGCTCAAGAGTATATTGATGCTATGCCAAAATGGTTAGAACAGTATATTTATTCAGACAAAGAAGATACACCAGTTAGCGAGGTTAAGTTATTAGAGTTCTATATTGATTGGATATTAATATTTTCAGACATACCTAGAGATTACTTAGAGTCTGAAATAGAAATAAAGGATTCTAAAGACACTTCACTAATAGAACTGTTTAACTTAGTAGGAAAGTTTTTAGGAGAGCCTACAGAGGCTGAGGTTGGTTCGTCTGATACTATCAACTTTGAGGGTATAGACTATGTTTTTATAGAATCTGCTAAAACAGCTGGAGGAGTAGAGAAACTTTTAGGCGGTGCTACATTCAAACACTTTGCAGAAAGTCAGGCATTATCTACGTTATTTCAAAAGAAACAATATAGAAAGTGGGAATACATTGCAAGGATTACAGCCATACTATTTAGAAAGCATCAGGATGAGGAGTATAATGAGCTTAAAATAGATACAAGAGCTAAGAAGTTTTTAGACTTACCAGCATCAGAGGCTTATAAAGCATATTTTTTTTTGGACTCGCATATCAACAAATTACAAAGTTTTACCCTAACATCTTTAACGGAAAGAGCGGCAAACCAATCGGCTCAGCATCAGAAACAATCGTTAAAAATGTTTATTGGCAAATTAAAGCCTATGAGCTATCTGAGAAAGGTATTTACACGAAAGAGGGGTTAAGCCCATTAGATAGTGTTTACGATACTAATGTTTGGGATATAATGCAGTTTATAAGCATACAAACAGCTCAAGACACTTTGAAATATGAAGCTCAAGAGTTAGCACATAAAAACTCTAAACGTAGCAGATAATGGATAGAACAATGTTTATTGATCAAGTACTAGAGTCCTGTGAGCTTTATAGATATGATATACTAGGTCAGTATGTTAAATATTATTTACTTGGTATATCTGATAACCTGGTAAGGGTAGAGATGAGATACTTTGATGAGTATAGCGAGGTATGTACGACCTTAGAGTTTCAGAACGATGAACAGTTAATAGATGCTTTAATAGATGAGTTATAATAATTTATTACTATATTAGCACTTCACACTAAACAAAAACAACATGACTATTAAGATTAACAACAAAGAACAAGAGCAAGAAACACTAGCTAGACTAGGTAATGAGGGTTTTTTATGGGTAGATGATGTTTACCCTGAGGACTGGAAACTATCACTAAGCAATCACTTTAGAGGCTTTCCTTATGAGTTAGTGATAATTAATGATACTATAAGATGGTATTATGATAATAAAGTAGAGTATATTAAAACAGATAACTCTAAGGTTAACGAAAACTTACTAAAAGAGAATGAGCTTTTAAAAGTACAGCTATCTAATATTGAGGATTGGTTAAGAACTAGTATTACTGGTGTAGAGTCTGCAGAACATATATTAAACTTATTCTTTAACGATTAACTATGAATAGAGTATTAGTTGCAATGCCTACAGCAGATAAAAAAGATTATTGCGTAGATGAGTTTATAGAGCAGATTAAGACGTTTACATATCCATTATATGACATCTTTGTATTAGATAATAGTAAAGACTCTAAACACGTTAAAAAGTTTTGGGAAAACGGTATAAAGGCAGTACACGAACCTATCAATGGTAACTTTAAGTCTGAGTTAGCTAGACATCAAAACATAATCAGAAACTACTTTTTAAATGGTGATTACGATTACCTATTAATGCTAGAGTCTGATGTATTTGCTGGTGAATGTATCATAGAAAACTTAGTTAGTTATGCTGATGTTTACGGTGCTAGTATAGTAACCGCTACTTATGAGATTAGAAAAGATGAGGACTTACTATGTTTAACCTCAACATCTGATAGAAGATCTGTAAGAAGTGAGAAAATACTAACTAGAGAACATGGTTACAACATAATGGGGCAAGGTACTTTACCATTAAGACACTTATTAGTAGATCCTGATGCTAGAATAACAGCCACTGGAATAGGTTGTACTTTATTCGGTAGAGAGGTATTAGAACAGGTAGAGTTTAGGGTAGACTTAGATTTAAATGCTAATGCTTTTAGTGATACTTTTATTTTTACTGATGCTGAGAAATTAGGGTATAAAATCTTAATTAATTCTAATCTTATATGCACTCATAACAAGTAATTTATTATTTTAGTGTTATGGATGAGATTATAGGAATGGCATTAAACCCTGAGTATTTTGAAACTGAGGAGGAAATGGATGGATTAAGTGATGAAATAGCGATGATTCACATAGCGATCGGACATATACCAACCTCAACAAAAATAGATTTTATAAAACAAAATTAACATTAAGCCAAATGAGTTTAGCCACTAAAAAAGTACTAGAGAAAGAGTTAGAAGTATTTAAAAGCCGTATTGAGTTCTTAAATAAATGGATGATTGAGATTAAGAATAAAAACTATGAAACTGAATACGATAAGTTTTCTTCATTAAATGAGCTTTATAAATTAGAAAACGAAAGAGATTTTAAAGCCACATTAGTATCTCAAAGAGTTAGCCAAATAGAAACTATAAGCAATCAAGAGGAGTTAAAGATAAAAGCATCTAAGGAATTACCTGATTTGATTAATAAGGCTGAAATCGTATTAGAGCAAGTAAGAGCGGATTTAATCGCTTTAAAGACATCTAAACCACTAAAGAAAGAGGCTAAAGAGCAAAGGTTAAACGGTATTAAAATGATTACACTACAAATAGAGCAGATTGATACTATTATAATGGGTTGTATTGAGAGATATAAAGCAAGTAATACACATACTCAACTATTAGCAGACTTTAGAGTATTAAATGAGGTGTTAAAGCTTAAGAAATGAGTTTAATAGGCTTATTGTTTACCTTGTTATTAATCAGGATAATAGTAAAGTTTATACGCAATAATTTCCAATAAACAAAATAATTTTAATAAAGGGGGTTTAATTACCCTCTTTTTTTTGTACATTAGTTATATCCAACTATCAGCCGTATATCTAAAAATATGGCAACAATAATTAATAATACAGACGGTATAGAGATAACCGATAATGGAGGAAGTGTTTACTTTATCAAATATGATAATGTTAAACTTCTTAAATCAGCAACAACTTTAAGCATTTACGATAACTCAGAAAGGAGATCAGGAGCTAACGCATTAAGATTTACTAGTGCAGAGGTAACTAATCCAGCTACAGCTAACGTAGATGCTCTTTATTTATCAATTAGAAACTTTATAGATTAATGGCTACAATTACAAATTTAACTAGCGGTATAGAGGTAGACTTCGGAGGGGCGGTTACTTATATCAAACACAATAATGTTAAACTTCTTAAAAGAGGTACTAACATCAATATTTATGATGACTCTGATGATGACGGTAACCAAAGAGGACAGGTTTATATAACTATTCCATTTAGTGAGGTTACAAGTCCTGTTACGGCTAACATTGATGCACTTTACACAGCCGTTAAAGGTTATATAGATGTTTCTAGTGGTGGTGGTGGTGGTACTGATGCGAACGCTGTTCATGTTAATGTAGGCTCTGAAATATCAGCAATAACGGCTAAGGCTACACCAACATCTAGCGATATTCTATTAATAGAGGATGCTGCAGATAGTAACAATAAAAAGAAGATTACTATAGGAGATTTACCAGCTACAAGTGATGCTGATGCTGTTCATGTTAACGCTGCTAATGAGATCACTGCAATAACTGAGAAAACAAGTGTAGATAATCAGGATGAGTTTATATTAGAGGATAGTGATGCTAGTTATGTTAAGAAAAGTATTACTAGAAAGAACATTATTAAACCTATTAGTAATAGTATAGAAACAGCAACAACTTTAACTCCTAATATAGATGAGAATGATCAAGAGATAGTAACAGATTTAGCTAGTGCTTTAACAATAGCAGCTCCAACAGGTACACCATCAACAGGTATGAAGTTAGTTATTAGATTAACAGATGATGGAACTAATAGAGCTTTAACATGGAATGTTATTTATAGAGCTATAGGAGTTACTTTACCAACAACAACAACAGCTAATAAGATTTTATACATTGGTTGTATTTATGATGAGGCTGGTAGTAAATGGGATGTAGTAGCAGTTAAAGAAGAGGTTTAAAAAGTAGTAATAATAAGTATTAAAAATTAAAAAAAAGTGATAACAATAATTAGCAAAATAGAATTAGAGGGTACTGATAACTTAAACTATACTGATGTTGGTTACACTACAGATATAAGTGTAATAAATGAGATTAACGAGGCTTATGATAGTACACTAGGTAAGTTTTTAGGTGAGAACAGAACTAAACTAGAGATAGGTGAGGTATCAATAAGTACTTTTTTTAGTGGTGTTAGCTATGTTAATGAGGCTAGAACAGAGGTGGAAAATGTTGATTCTTTAAGCCTTATTGAAATCACTAACGTAAATCAATTATAATGGCTGTACCAACTAAAGGAAATGTTACAAGTGCTAACCCAACTCCAGGAGCTAACTTTAAAACACAAAACCATACCCAAAATACGGGTAATGATGGTTTAATTATAGCTCAGTTTACTATGAGTAATGCTAGGACTTACACTAGTTGTACTTATGGCGGTGTTGCTATGACTCAGTTATATCAGATTAATAGAAGTGGTTTATCTCAAAGAATGGCTTTCTTTTATTTAGAAAACCCACCAACAGGAAACAACACTTTAAGAGTTAATTTTAATAACTCACAATGGAATCCTATTAGTATGCATATTAGGAGCTTTACTGATTGTGGAGGTGTAGGAGCATCTACAAGAACAGGAGGTCAATCTACACCAAATAACGGTAGTTTAACGGTAGAGGATGATAGTTTAATAATGATTACTTCATCTAGTATTAACGCTATTACAAGCCAACAAATACCAACGGGAACAAATCAAGCATATACGCAACATAACACCAATAGACAAGTAGCTACGGGTGCTATATCTGCTGATGTTGGTCATAGTGCTGGTAGTATTACTTTACGATCTACCTCGACATTCGGAAGTATAACACTAGATAGAACAGAGATAAAAGGTTTATCTAGTTCAGTTGATACATCAGGAGGCGACTTTTTTATGTTAATGTAATATGGAGAGCGTTTTAAAAGAATTAGCAGAGAATTTAGAGGGAGGATTAATAACAGCTTTAGTTATATTGTTTTTAGCTTTTATGTGGATATTCAAAAAGAACATACCTACATGGGTAAACAATATATTTAGATTAAAAGATAAATTGACTATTAAATCTTTAGAGCATCATGATGTTTTTAATACTTGCGCAAGGGTAGAGAAAGAGGTATCTTTTATGAAGTTCTACACTTATGGAGAGTACGACATATCCAAGAGTAAAATGTGTAAAGACTTTACTAAACATAAGATCAAAGTCTGTTCAGAAAGCTTTAACAACATACTAAAGGATGATATTGAAAAAATGAATCCTGATGAGTTTAAAATGTACATTATAGAAGCTCAGACTCAAATGCATATTAAATACATTGGTGCTATTGTAGATGAGTGGAGAGATAAAGGTATAGCCGAAGATGATATTAAATACGTTATTGATTTATTTGAAAAGTTTAGATATGATGTTGTAAAGGCTTTTGAGTATAGAATAAATTCAATTTTTAGTACTACCAGCCATAAAAACAATACAAGACGGCTATTAGCTATATTTGAAATGTGGGCTTTTGGTATTGATATGCTTCCTAGAGATATGCAAACAACTTTTGAAACTTTGAACGGTAGATTTAAAGAAATAAACTACTAAGTAAACTCTTATTTAGAATCAATCTAAATTATTTTACTATATTTAAACTATGGCTGATTACAGTAATATAATAGACGAATTACAGATAATAGCTAATGCCTTTGATGATGTTAGCTATTTTCTTTATAACCGAGTTAGTGCTGTAAATGGTACTCAAAATGCTAAAGGTTATCCTTTAATTCTAGTAAACTCTACTCCTAACACTATACGAGGTGATATTAATAATTCTTTTCTACCGAATAATAAGCGCTTTACCGTTGATATCTTTTGCTATAATTTGCGAAATAGAGATGTACAAGCGGTTAAGACGATGCAAAAAAGCCAAGCGGAGGTAGATGCTATATTAGATAAATACATAGCTGAGGTAATTAGAAGAAATATATCAGGAGCTAATGGATTTAGTATTGTAGAGTTTAACACAATAGGCGGTTTTATGGCTCATGATGTACACAATGATAAGTTAGTAGCATCTAAATACTCAATAACAATAGAATTAGACTCAAACTGTGTAACTGGTACATTTAATTACTAATGCTAGACTTTTCTAAGGTAGAAAATATGATAATTAAGGCTTTGCAAACTGAGTTAATTGGGCAAGGTCATAAAGCTACTGGTGAGTTAATAAACACTATTGAGGGTAGAACAATGCAGTTACCTGATAGTGTAGTTATTGAGATACTAATGCAAGACTATAGCAAGTATGTTAATGATGGTAGAAAGCCAGGAGCAAAGAAAGTACCTATAAGCGTTTTAGTAGATTGGATAGAGCGTAAAGGAATAGCGAGTGGAGATAAGGATATAAAAAACTTAGCCTTTGCTATTCAGATGAGTATATTTAAAGAGGGATCACCAACTCAAGGTAGTTTTAAGTTTAGTAATAACGGTCGTAGAGCTGGTTTTATAGATTTTGTAATACTTACTGAGATAAACCCAATAGTAGATGCTTTAGGTAAAGAGGTGTTTAGAAATGTAGATAATATAGTAACTGATATAGTTCAAGACTATAATAAAGATAATAAGTAATGGCAATAACTTTAGTAACAGCTCCAACATCACCAGTACTAGCCTATAGTCCTGTAGTGTTTCAGTTAAATAGTAATAACGCTGATATAGTACACTTAATAATTGAAACGGTAGTATCTTATGATGAATTTGTTACACCTCTTAGAAAGTCAGCAACAAGCGTACAACCTAATTTAGGTACTACTAATGAATTTACTTTTGATATATCTGATATATTAAGTGTTAATGTTGACTTTGTTTTAAAAACATTAGGTTCTAGTGCTATAATAAATGATACTGATAACTTACAGTTTAGAATAAAAGCCTACGAGGTAACACAAAACCCAACAACAGGATTATTAGAAACTAATTACGATCCAGCAGATGCAAACAATACTAATACCAATTATCAAAGTGCTGTTTTTGCTGGTTTTAATTGGAGTGAGAGCCATTTTGACCTTAATAGTTTTAATTTATCTAATTACTCAATGGTTTCGGATGATAAGTTATTCCTTACTGAGGGTACTAACCCAAAAACTATAGAACTTAATCAAAATGAGTTCTTAGGTATGGCTTATGCTGTATCTACAGGAGGGGTAAAGAATTACAAAATAAAAGTATTAACTTATAATAGTGCTAACGCTTTATTAAACACTGATTTAATAAATGTAACACAATGGAATAATGTAACTGTAAGCTCTTTAACTGATTCTTACTTAGATGCTCCTGTAGGTACTCAAAACCTTATTAACGCTGGTATTAGTTTAACCAATGTTGCATACTATACAGTTAGGCTAATTAATGATGATGGTAATAAGTCGGAGTTAAAAAGATATAATATAATTGATGGATGCTCTACAGATTTAAGGGTACATTTCGTTAATAAGTTTGGTAAACAAGATAGTATAACTTTAAAAGGTAATCAGATTGAGGGATATACAAACAAGTCTACTAGATACCAAAAGGCTTTAAGTAGTACTTATAGTTCTAGTGATTATGGTAGTGCTATTGTAAGAAATACAAAGGTTAAAAACTTTACAGCTTATTCTAAAACTATCGGTAGAGATACCTTAGCTTTTGCTCAAAGTATGTTAACTAATAACATGGCTTGGATTGAGGTAGGTGGTAGTTACTTTAGTATCATTATTGATGATGGTAGTGGTGTAAAAGTTAACGAGCATAATATGCCTATACAGTTTATTTTAAATTTTAGTTTAGCTAATAACGAAAGAGGTTTAAGAGGATGAATGACGTAGTAATTAGAATATTAGATACTAGTAATAATGTACTAGGTAATTTAGATTTAACTAGCTTTACTGACTTTCCTTTAGTACTTACTAAGGGTATTGTAAACCTGGATAACTTAAAAGCTCGTACTGGTACATTTTCAAAGACTTTTAAAGTACCTAATACTAAGAATAACGCTACTTTATTAAGTAATATAGATGATATAAACAGCAGAAAAGACTATAGAGATGCTTTAAACCGTAAACCGTGTGTTATTATAGCAAACGGAACGCAAATAGATAAAGGTTTTGTACAGGTTAGCAAGGTTTTAGAGGGTTTTGAGTTAGATAGTTATGAGTTAGTATTTTTTGGTAATAACATTGATTGGGTTAAGGGTGCTAGTGAGTTAAAATTAAACAGTTTAACATATAGAAATAACGCTCAAGTTTATAATTTTAACGGGATAGATGCCGCTAACTTTTCAAGTGTATCATCATACGATCATGCATACCCATATATTAGTAGAGGAGGTAATGAGGATATTAATAACGCTCAAGTAAGAGACTTTTACCCTTGTTTTTATATTAAAGGATTAATAGAAACTGGTTTAAATAGTTTAGGTTGGAATATTAATAGTACTTTTTTAAATACTGCTGACATAAAAACATTAATAGCTGATATTAATGGAGATATGACCGTAAATAAAGATATTATTGATGAGTCTAAAACTAGAGTATCTTTAACATCTCCAGTATCTACAATAGGATTTAATAGGCTAGTATTTACTGATGACTCTACACCTCCTAATAATGATGTTAATGATAATTATAGTTTAGTTACTGGATATTATACTATACCAACTACAGGTAGATATAACTTTAAAGTAACTTTAAATACTGGAGATTGGACTTTATCTAGTGGCGCATCTAGTGTAGATTTAAAAGTTACAATAGCTCAACAATTTGGATCTACGGTAGGTGTAAAAGGTGAGTTAACTAGAAGTATAAAAGCTAACCAAGATGATCAAGCTACTTATGATATTTCTGCATTATGTACTGCTGGTGAAACTATATCTGTATATACTAGATGGACTAGACCGCTTAATCAAACTTTCAATTTTAAAACAGGTTCTTTTTTTGAAGTTCAAAGAAGTAATGAATTAGTAGAGGGTGATAATTTTTCTTTAAATGAAATAATACCTAGTAATACAAAACTTTTAGACGTTATTAACGACTTTACTAGAATGTTTAATATATACTATTGGACTGATGTAAAGACTAAAACTATATACTTTGAGCCTAGAGATACGTTTTTTGAAAGCAAAGTAACAGCTTTAGACTGGAGTGATAAGCTAGATATTAGTAATAAATATGAAATAGACTACATTAGTAGCTATAAAAGAAATATAAGCTTTAGTTATAAAGACTTAAGTAATGATGAATGGCTTAAAGGTTGGGAAAATGCTAATAGAAGAACATATGCTAAATATACTCATGAGTTACCTGAGCGATTTGCAGAGGGTACGACAGAGATTAAATTAGGTTTATTTAGTGCCTCTTATGGTCATATAGCTTCTGAGGTTACTCCTTTAATAAATTCATCTTATAATGCTAATATAGCACCAACTACTTTAAAGATTTGGAACGAATATGCAACAGGAGGAGATGTACCTAATGAAAGGATAAGTAGTTATAACCCTAGAATTTTCTTTTTTAAAAATGAGCAGCAATTATCTTTAGATGGCTCTAATAGATATATCAAAAAAAATGGAATATTTACTAAATTTATTCCTTATGGTATATTTGAGTCATACAATAATACAAACCCACCTCAAAATTTAAGTTTTACAGGTAGTGATGGTTTATTTGAAACATACTACTCTAGTATGCTTAAAAACATTGAGGAGGGTGGTAGGTTAATAGCTTATTTAAACTTAACTAATACAGATATAGATAACTTAGACTTTAGAAAGTTAGTCTATATTGATCGACCTAGTAAGGTTAGTGGCTACTACTTAATAGAGCAAATAATAGACTTTAACCCATTAAGCGATGGATTAACAAAAGTTAGTTTATTTAAGTTTGAAAATTTAGGTAGTGTACCAATAGATACCACTCAGCAAGGTAATAATAGTAGTAACGATGATGACGCTAACGACACACCACCACTAGATTACATCTATGTAGAGGATGGTAGTAATTTATTAATAGTTTTAACAGAGGATTCAGTAACGGGAGCATATTCAGCAATTAGAAAGTAAGTCATGGCAGATAAGGTAGTAGCAATTAAGATAGATGTACAAGGTACAGCAGACCAAAAAAAGAAACTAGAGGGTTTAGAGAAGTCTTTAAATACTTTAACTAAAGCCCGTAAAAGAGTTAACGACCAATTAAAAAACGGTAAAATAACACGAGACCAGTATGCTAAAAGCATGGCTCGAATTAATTTAAAACTTAAAGGAACTAGAACAGAGCTTTTAAAGACTAGACAGCAGATGCTAGGAATTGATAGTTTTACTAAAAAACTAGGAAAGAGCTTTAGTAAACTAGGCACTTCTATTAGTGGTGCTTTTATTGGTTTGTTTGCTGTACAAAAATTATTTCAAGTATTTCAAGAGGGTTTAGAGGTTAACAAACAGTTTGAAAAGTCTATAAGTGAGTTAAGTGCTATTACTGGTCAATCAGGTAAAGAGTTAGATAAACTATCTGATGCAGCCCGTAGAATGGGTAAAGAAACTACTAAAAGCGCTGTGCAAGTTGCTCAAGCTTTTACTGTTGTAGGTTCTAAAAGACCTGAGTTACTTAAAAATGCTGATGCTTTAATAGAAGTTACTGAGGCATCTATATTACTTAGTGAAGCCGCTGGTATTGCAGTGCCTGAAGCCGCTCAAGCTGTTACATTAGCTTTAAATCAATTTGGCGATGCTGCTGGTGGTGCTTCTAAAGTAGTTGATGTTTTAGCTGCTGCATCTGTAGAGGGTTCTGTATTAATACCTCAATTAGCTGAGGAGTTAGCTAAGTTTGGGGGTATTGCTGAGAAGTCAGGGCTTAGTGTAGCTCAGGCTGCTGCATCTGTTGAAGTTGTAGGTAAAACAGTTGAGCAAAGTGGTACAAAGCTAAGAAACATACTTATTAAATTAGAATCAGGCTCAGAAAGGTTTAGACCGAGTGTAGTTGGTTTAAATACAGCCTTAGATAACCTAGCTAAAGAGGGGTTTACAGAGATAGCTCCACTTGCTCAAAAGTTTGGTAGACAAAATGCTGAGGCAGCTTTAGCTGTAATACAAAACAGGTCAGAGGTTGCAAAATTAACAACTGCTTTAGATGTTAACGGTATAGCACAAAGACAAGCTACTGTAATGACTGATAATTTAGATGGAGCTCAACAAAGGTTAGGCAGTGCTTTTGATGAGTTGTTTTTAACTATTGGCGATGGTAGTGAGGGCGGTGCTTTAACTAAGTTAATAGACAGTATAGCTGAGGGTATTAATAGTTTTTCTGAGTGGGCTAACGAAACTGGAATATTTAGTGAAGTTTTTAAGTTACTTACTAATGTTATTAAGTTTTCGCTTAAACCAATATTACTATTATTTCAACGTGTTCAGTCATTAGTTAGTTCTTTTGATACGGTAGATAGTAAAGTTAGTATAGTTGTTAAGACATTGAGAGTATTTGGAGCTATTATAGATACTGTTAAGCTTGGTATACAAACTTTAATTAATACTGTAGTAACTGGTTTTGGTGGTATAGGTAGAATTATCAAGGCTGCCTTAAGTGGTTCTTTTAGTGAAATACCTGATATAATTAAAGAAACTTTTAATAAGTCTGCTGATGGCGCTATTAAGTTTAAAGAAGAAACTGTTAAAGCTTTTAAAGATGCTGTTAACGAGAAAGCTATTTTAGATGAAAGACAAACCGAAAAAGAAAAACAAGAGTTAGAAAAGAGATTAAAAGAAGCCAAAAGAGTTGAGGCTGAAAAAAAGAAAGCTACAGAGGAATCTATTAAACAATTAAGTAAAGAGCAAAAGGCTCAAGCTAAAAGAGATGCTCAAGAGGCTAAAAGACTTAAATCTAAAGAAGATAGTAGGCTTAAAGCTGAGCAAAACTTTATAGATAAGGTTAATAAACTACAAAAAACCTCATCTTTATTAGCTATAGATGATGAAAGAAAACTACAACTAGAAAAGCTTAAAATTAAAAAAGAAGCTTTAGAGGCTGAGGCTAAAATAAAAGTACAGCAAGGTAGTAAACTAGATAACACATTATTAACTTTAACATCTAGTTTTAAGTTAAAAGAAGATGCAATAAATAAAACTTTTGATGATAAGCAAAAGGCTTTAGATGCTGAGAATTTATTAAAAGAGAAAGAAGATAAAGTAAGAAAGTTTGAAAATATTGCAAATGTTGGAAATTTTGCCATAAACTCTACAAAGTCTTTAATAGACTCAATAGCTAATATTGAGTTATCAGCAGAAGAAAGAAAACTAGAAAGAGGTATAATAAATGAGGAGGAGTTTGCTCAGGCTAAATATGAAATAGAAAAGAAAGCCTTTAACACTCAAAAGAAAGCTGATATAGCTCAGGCTATTATAAACGGTGCTTTAGCTGTTAGTAAAGCTTTTGCTCAAGGTGGTTTATTAGGTTTTGCTACATCTGGTCTTATTGCTGCTCAAACAGGGGCACAAGTGGCTAGTATTAGTAAACAAAACTTTCCTCAATCATTTGCAGAGGGTGGATATACTGGAGGTGGAGTTGGTACTCCTGATGCTACAGGGTTTAAACAAGCTGGTGTAGTACATGAGGGTGAGTATGTTGTACCTAAGAATGTATTAGAGTCTAACGGTGGTAGTAGATTAGTTGGTGCTTTAGAATCAATGAGAAACAATAGACCACAACCGTATTTAAGTGCTGGTTTTGCTAATGGTGGTTTTTCTAGTGGTGGAAGTGGTTTAGACTTAACAGATATGGAGAATAGAATATCAAAAGCAGTAGTTAATAGCATTGGATCTATTCCAGTTGTAAACGTAGCAACAGAAACAACTATACAAGCTAATAGAGTTAATAATATACAAAGCGAGGCTACATTTGGGTAAATAAAAAAGGAGGGTGTTTTAAACCCTCCTATAACCTACTCACTAAACACTACTACTCGCAAAAGTGTTGCTAATATAGTCTATTTATTTTATAAATGGTTATATTTGTTTTATGTTATTAACTAAACTATTTGGCAAAGCTAAAAACTACACTAGTGAAATACTAGATAGCAAATCAAAAAAACAAAGATTAGATACTTGTCAGTCATGTTCTAAATACAGAAAAGACTTTACATTTTTACTTATATTTAAAAAAAAGAATATACCTCAATGCGGTATCTGTAAATGTGCTATTAATGATAAAATAATATGGGAGGATGAGAAATGCCCTAAAGAATTATGGTAGACTTTGACGTAAACGAGAATTTAAATAACATAACACAAGAACAAAGAGATAATATAAAAGAAGCTATTAAAAAGGTGCTAGGTAAGATGCGACCTGATTCAATAAGCTTAGATTATTTATTTCAAATGTTTAAAGATAATATTGATCCAAAATTTGATGGTAGATGTGGAAAATGCAAAAAAAGAGTTATAGGTTATTGGAGTCAGAGATTAAGGAGTTGGGAGATGTATTAACACATACTTTATACTCTGTAATAGATAAGGCTTTAGACAGTAGACACGCAATTACAATACTACTAGATAAGGGTTTAATTAATGAAACAGCTATTAGAGATATAGCGGTGATCAATGACTTTGATACTATGTATAAAAATCCATTAGCTAAGAATATGGATATATATTACAACCTATCTGTAAAGTATGATTTATCAGTAAACCATATCAGGAGAATAATAAGAGATAGATAACTATTTTAAGGAGGTAGTTTAATTGGGGTAGCTTAACGGTTACCCTTTTTTTTGTCCATAATATAAACATTATGTTAAACAGATTATTGTAATCATTGCATAGATGAAATGGTATAACGTAAGAAATTCTATTAATAATCTTTCAATCTCTATTGATGAGGAGATAGGCTCGTTTGGTGTTAATGCTAAAGACTTCATAGAGGAGGTACAAAGCAATGGATCAAAAAACATTGAGTTAACTATA